GTGTAGTGCGAGAGTTGGGTCGAAAAGAGATCGAAGTGAAGTTGTGTACTATTCTCGCATGTGTAAACTAACTATGTGGTTGGATGGGAAACTAACGTCGTGTTCTGTTCGTGATGAGTCTACGTTGTTTGTTTGTTTTCTTTTGTTTCGGTTTGCGTTTGTTCTTGAGTTGCAGCTGGTAACCTCCTGCGTTGAGTTTGGCTTTGGTCTTCTTGCTGTTGGGAGCCAAAACTGAGGATACGGCGTGTACTCCTTTGCTGACTGCTCCGATCGGGCCGGGGATCAAAGAGGCGACCCCGGACAAAGGTTTTATAATGCTAAGCACTGTATTCCAAAAGTCTGGGTTCTCTCTAGATGGTACGGCAACGGGTAGGTTGGCCTGCAAGGCGCCATAAAGTCTGAAGGCTTGAGGGTCACGTGCGGGTGCGGGTTGGGAGATGCTGTGTAGAAAAGATCCGTAGATGGTGCGACATTCAAAGGTAATGAAGTTCTTTACAATGAAAGACTGCGCTGAAGGTACCCCAGCTGGGACGGTAATTTTGAAGACGATGCAATCAAAATTGTTGTCCCAAATGAGGGGGCATCCTTTCCAAGGAATCTGGTCTACGCTTCCCGGGGTCCCGGTGATGTTTGACGTGACTACTTCGCCTGCGGCGGCGTTATCAATCAACTCGGTGAATGGAAAGTCGCCTGATCCGCCCATTCTGTTCATTGAGACGGAGTAAGCTCCGTCTTTGACGAACGTAAAGTACGAACCAGTAGCGGCTGCATCTGGAATGATTGCTGTTGCGCCGGTGATGGTTAATGCTGATGGCCCAATGACAGAACCGTTTAAGACATCTGGGTTGTTCGTAAGAGCCATGGGCGTCTTGAAACATAGCACAGTGCCATATTGGTTGAAACTATTGGTGGTGCATTCTAATTCTGCTGACATAGCTAAGCATCTTGCTGCGTCTACGTTTTGTGTGTTTGATATCCCGGAAGGTGAAACTATCGTGGCCCATTGAGGGAACTCAGTTTTCGTTTCCAAATATGTGGAACCGCTAGAACTGAGCGATGGGTAGAATCCTCCTACAGGTGTGAAACCACCACTCGTGTTGTAAGTGGTGGTGTAAAACGCCATTGGGAGGGTTGGGGTTGCGACAATTATCCTGGTATAACCAGGTTGGGTATCAATGGTAGCCTGCCTGACGAACTTCTGAGTGAAAGTTCGAGCTCCGGCACCGTCGGGCACTCTAGGAGTGAGATCGTTGTCAGGAGCGGCAGTGGCAGCTTTGATGAATTGTTGTGACTCGTGGTTTAGAGGCATGGTTGTTGTTTGTGGATTTAATCGTTCTCTGTTGTTAAACGGTCGGTGCCCACTACAAAAGCACCGTCCGGTTCGACCATTTCTATCCCGACACCCCAGCAGATGCGCGCTCAATAGAACCTGAATATTTAGATTCGTCTTTAGCGTGCACCGTCTGTGATGCCGGTGGCGGGTCGATGGTGTTTGCACCCGCCGGGCGTATTGGAACATTTCGTTTGACCTTACGCTGTACATGCGTTCTTTTGACAGACTTGCTGCCAATTGTAGTGTTGTTTTGCCGTGCTGAGGTTGGAAATATCCTCATTATCGGCCGTGTTTGTCGTTTGGATTCCATTGTGCGTGATGTGTTATCCTTCTCGTCTTTTTCTTGCTTTTCGTCATAATTTAAGATGGGCTGCGAAGACGCAATGCTTCGACTTACCCCTGCGGTATTACGGGCCGAATAAATTCGAGCTGCAGAGCCTAACCCCGCCGTCTGACGACCATCGTCCGAAAATGGGAAGAAGCAAGAATTGGGTTTGCGAGAGGGATCGTCTTTGAAGACGAAACAATCATCATCTGTCTCTGTTTCGGAAGAGTCAGCAGGCGTCCGTTCCCATGATCGTGTTGACCAATCATGCTGCAATGGATTGGACGGTCGGGGCCTGCTGCTGCTGTCCGGAGACGGTTCGGTATGATCGCCAGGAGGTGGACTAGGGATGGGAGCATCCGTAGGGTCCTTGGCGTATATGGCATGCGCGTTACCGTTGCCGAAATCGGCAACGAGATTAAAATCGGGATGAGCAATTTCAACTGGTTCTGAGAATGAGGGTGCGTTGAGCATCTCCTCGGGCGTTTTGGGTTGCCATGACATGAAAAGGCCCCAGTTAAAACCGGGTATTTGCTTCTCAGCCACGTCAAACATCCAATCTGCTTCTTTGTTGATGAATTGTTCGCTCATTTGAAAATTAGCAGACCACCATGAAGTATCAACTCCTGGGTCCACTATTTTCTTTGGGATCTTAATGTTGTTCAGCTCAAGCCACAATCTTATGTACCGACCAAGAATTGGCGTATTGGGATCAGTGAACATATTCGAAATCGCTTTCTCGGTAAATTTGGTGGCAGGATTTGCCGTGGTGACCGTACTAGTGTGAAACTTCGTTAGTTGCCTAAGTAGGTCACACATATTGTTAGGGTCACCGTACCAAACGTCCGGCCCGAAAATGCGAGATAGAAAATTTACGCCTGGATCGCCTCTGTTAAAGACGTCACATTTTACTATGTGACCGATGTCTTTAGCTGCGGCGGCGTAAGAGGCTGGGACCATGTCCCCCATTAAGCTGTCGTCGCCTCCGAATTCGCAGCGTGACGCCAACATTTCCCATGCTTCTTCTTTGCTGTAGAAGGCACCTGTGTCGGGTCTGCGAGTTTTCCGGTATGCAAGGTATGCGACGAAAGCATTTTCCATTGTGTTGTTCCCTGAAGTTTCAGGGGATCCAGATAGGCGTGTGGTGCCAGAGTTATACTTCACTCCATGAGTGGTATAACATGTGGCATAAGTTTGGAGTTTCATCAGGTCGATTAACTCTTCATGTAGGTATTTTGGAAATAACGCTAACATGACTGATTCTGTAATCATTCGACCGATGTTTGAAACTCTTGCATCCATGCGACTGAAGTCGCCTGCTGCCATAGATGTGCTCACGCTGCATATTGAAGCAACTTTCTCGCTAACAGCTCTTGGCGTCTTGCCAAATGTATACCAAGGTAACGTTTTCAAATAAGCACTCATCGAGTAGTAAAACTGTGAGTATGCTAATTTCGTTTTCGGTGGTATAGTGGAGATGTTTCGCGGGTCTGAGTATTTTCCTCCGACTTCGTTCTTCTGAAATGCTGTAACTGAAGTTTTGCCGTTTGGTCCAATTGTGCAAGCAAGGTCTAACGTTCTCTGTTGTGTTGGTCGAGATTGGTTCTTGTAAACCGTCGCCACACTAACGGGTAGTAGTGAGCTCTGCTTGTGTATGGGGACCATGTTGTCGACAAATTCGTTGATTACATTTTGCAGGAAGGTGTTCATCTTGAGTGGCGCATTGTGCTTGATGCCTGTGATGCGTGCCTCGACACACCGAACATCGTTCTCATAGCAGCTTGTCGGTGCCGTAGCTTTGATTGAGATGATCGGTGACCATAAGGCACTCGCTTTCTTCTTCGAGTCTGGGTCATACTTCCTCGGGTTTGCTGTGTAGTGAACGATAGATTCGTTCACGACATTAACGTGTACCGTTGGTTTGACGTACTCTCTCAGATGATTGACGAGTATTTGTGCGTCGCCTCTGGATTCTGGGTCTTCTTTTGGTAAGTAGGATTCAACTGTGGCTGCGGTAATTTTCGTCTGAGTTATAGCAGCTACGGCGCGCAACGCGCCGTAAGTCTGCTGTGAAATCGTTACCTGTCTGTATGAGCCGGGTTGTCCTATTGACACGAAATGTCCTTCTGGTGTGAAGGAGGTGATGAGATTCATGCTGTGACCATCAGGTTGTGGTCTGAATCTCTCCAAAGTTTTCATTGTCAGTGACATAATGGTAATTTGTGCTGGTAGGCCTCGGTGGTGTGCTACTGGTTCCAAAAGCACGATGGTTCTATGATCCAAAGTCTTTCTTTCGACAAGGTACGTGGTGGCGAACCACTCGTCGTACTGGTAATCGAAGCATGTGAAGTGATCTTGACCGTAGTCCCACAATTGGTGCCTAAAGTTGGCGCCACCTGCTACAGTCGTGCATATTTCGTTGTTCTCGAAAGTGAACGCTGTATCAAACATCTTTCCAGCAACTTGGGTTGGCTGGATGGTGTAAATTAACACGGGGTTCGTGTTGGTGGCCAACATCTTGGGCATATTTTTGTGGAAATCTACATCTACCATAACGATCAAATCGTCTGGTAGGGCCTCATCATTCTGAGGTCTGGTGGTGAAGTCTTTGGTCCAGTAAAATTGTCTTTTACCGCGGATGGATTTACGTTGGTCTGCTGCTGATGCCTGTTCTACAAATACCTTTAACCCAGTCTTCGCCGCAAACGTGGTGCAGAAATCCATGATTGAATTCCTTTCACCAGCAGCCGCGGGATGCGTGTGGGTAGTGGACACTCGTTGTTTAACGAATGGTGTATTTAGAAATGGACGTCTGAGAGTCGATCTGTTGTGCAGCAAGTTTTCATTGCTGAACAGTTCTGTTGTCTTGACGTCATATTCAAGATCTGTCATGCGCACGTTAGATACTTTGTTGTACCAATCAACCCTATCAGCGGGTAAGATACCGGCAAAGTACAGTGCATTGCATGTGATTCTGTTTTGACATTGCAGAAAACGAATGTACCAGTTCATCCGTTTGTTCCATAACCATTGAAGGTCAGGTCTAAGCCCTTGAAAGGGCTTCTTCTCATCGTACGAATCCATATCGAAAAATCTCGTTTTGGGTTCAGGGAAGAGGCGTCTTGGGTTGTACACAACTTCGTATACTTCCCAAATGCGGTAACCAACAATGAGCAACAATGTTGCCGTGATGGTTGCCGCAGCCGCGACTGATTTTGGTCTTTCTTTGAGAAAATTGAGGATCCTTGTAAACCACCCCGGAGGTGGCTCCGGGACTAATCTTGGCAAATCGCCAAAGACTTGGTCAGCAACTGTGCGTTGCCATGGTTCAGGGTATTCGAACTCGCCTTTGTCTGTGTTGAACAGTCTCGAAATCCAGCCCTGTGTGTCGGCTGAAGGGAGACTGCCAAAGACGGTCGAGTCGATGTCCGTGAACTGGTGGTTCGCATACCACTTTATGGGTGGTTTGGGATCAGTTTTCAGATAGATAAAGCTTTTGATCGCGGTTATCCAGTTGGCCACCACTGTTGTTGGGCTAGTGTGGGCTGGATCGCGAAACATATCAAAAAGATTGTAACGCTGTTGCATGTTATTTAACGACAGCATGCCTGACGGGGATTAACGTTTC